TTTTTCATTAAGCAACGCATAAGCTCTATTACGAGCCTTACCGTCTTTATCTGAATACCCTGCTAGTCTTGCACATTCCGCATTGCTATGAGTTCCGTCTACGTAATGTTTTGCAAATTCTTTTTGCCTGTTAGTAAGTTTTCTTCCATAAGATTCTTCAATCTCTTCCGAGATTCTTACTTCCTTTTTTTTAAAATAATCAGCTTTAGTTTTCTTCATTGCATCTCCCTATATATGCTTTCAGATGAAAAATAAAAATATTTTTTGAAGGGGATCACACACGTTGGACAGAAAAATGCCTTGTTTCTGGGACGAATACACCCTTTTTGGGACGAACTGGGACGAGTAACGGGACGAAACTTTCTTTAATTTTGTATTTATTTTCAATTACTTATGCTCCATGAACCATGATTCGTCCCACTTTTCCACTTTTTCACGTTCATTTTTTATTTTTTAAAACCTTTTTTCATCTCAAAATACTATAAGGGGGACGTACAAAAAAGTCCCGTGCTTGATGTTATGTGTGTTTTTGTGTAGTCTAATAATATCAAATAATTAAGAAAGGAGAAAGTAATATGTCAAAAGTATTTGTATGTTTTGAAATTCCTTCCAGGGACTTTGATTTTGTTATCAAGTCAATTAAAGATACTTTATCTGAGAATCCTCCTGTTTCTTGGGAAAAGAATTTATTAAAGAGTTTGGATATTTTAGAGGGTTCCGCCGATCAAGATGATTTTAAAATTGGAGGAACATCATGAATATAACACCAATGCACACTTCCAAAAGTTTAATTATAGAGTTAATTGAATCGGGTTATGGTTTTTGGGATGAAGTTCCTGAGAGAAAAAAGACAGAAGTTTACATTTTAATGTCTCAAGAAGATGGCGAACAGGATGAAATTTTATTTCAAGACGATAGTTTTTCTTTTTCAGAGGCGTTAATTAACGTTTTAAAAAGCGACAAAATTGGTGATTGGATAAAAATTCGTGAAAAAGTTTTTAGTAATTTAGAGAGTTATTATTACAAGAGTGCTGATGATTTGTTTGAAAAAGAAAACAACATTTTTACTGAAATGTATTGAAATGTTAAAGGTTGAGTTTAAAAAAATAAAAGGTAAGTGGCGAGGTTTTTTGTTTTACAGAGATGAGCTTATTAGATCAACTGAGCACTATGATTTAATAAGTAAAGCTAAAATTGAATTAAGAAATTATTTAACTTTAGTTAAGGATAGAAAAAGAAAGGAGATAGACAATGGCAACGGTGATTGATTTTGCAGACGCATTAAATGAGATGAAGGAAGGTCAAGAATTGATAGAGTTAGTGTCCGAGATATCTGCTATTTTAGGTAAAAAATATGTAACTTTAGATACGAACACTCGTTCTGAAAATTATGATGAGTATATGGACAAGGGTCCAAGAACCGTGTTTGACTGGGGTAATGGTGTAGAGCTTGTTTTCGAACCAGATTGTGAGGACAGTGTAACGATGAAAATTTATTTATTAGAGAGTAAATGGGGTGAGGATAAGAGACCCTTTGATTTAAACTTAAAATTCAACAAATTGAGTAGGATTTATGGAGTTAATGGATCTCAAATTGGTAGTGGAATTATTTTAAGTGAAAATTAAAATTACCATTGAATTAGACACAAACTCGGAGGATGATGAAGAAATCATCCTTCGGGTAATAGAAGTATTGGAAAAATTAAAATGAATTTTTATAACGAGTGGGATGCGTATAGTGCTCATTGGCTAAAAAATTTAATAAAGGAAGGTCATATACCCAAGGGAGTAGTAGATGAAAGAGACATCAAAGATATTGAGCCAGATGAGCTTATTCGATACCGACAGTGCCACTTCTTTGCAGGAATCGCAGGATGGAGTTACGCTCTTGAACTCGCAAATTGGGGAGACAGAGAAGTCTGGACAGGATCATGCCCCTGCCAGCCTTTTAGCCATGCAGGAAAAGGAACAGGGGCATCCGATGAGCGAAACTTATGGGGTGTTTGGCTCAGTCTCATTAAAGTCGCAAAACCTAACACGATTTTTGGCGAACAAGTTGCATCAGCGGTTGGAAAAAAATATCAATGGCTCGATGCTGTTTCGAATGACTTGGAAAATGAAGGTTACCGAATTGGGGCGGGAATACTTCCAGCTTGTAGCGTCCAAGCTCCGCACATCCGACAAAGATTATGGTTCGTGGCCGACACCCATGACAACAGACGGAACGAAAGCTTCTCCAAGATTTCGGGAGAAGAATCAAAATGGAATGATGGCGATAGCCTCGTTACTACCGATAGACACATGGCCGACCCCAAACACAATGGACGTAATAGACCGAGATCAGATACGTCCCTCGAGGAAAGCAACGAATCGGAAATTGGGATACCTGTCGGAGATGATATTGCATGTGCCAACGCCAACGATGTGGCCGACTCCTCAAACGATGGACGGTATGAGGGGCGATCAAATAAGGAGTCAAGAAGAACTCAGCCCTCTTGCAAAGAAGGGCGGTTGTTCGAATCTGAGGGAATCAGTTCATACACTACCGATAGACACATGGCCGACTCCCAGAACCACGGACGGAGAAGGCGGTCCACGAACGTTGAACTAAAAAGGTCAGAGAATCTCAAAAACGAATCCGAATTTGACCTTCGGAGCGAATCTAGCAGACAAGGTAAGGTTAGCGGCAACAATATGGCCGACACCAACGAGCAGGGATTACAAGGGGGGTTACAGGAACGGTCGGTTTCGGAACGGCAAATTTCAGACAAACGTATTGGACTTTCTGGAGATGAACAATTTTTTCGAGATGAATCAGGACGATTTAATAAAACCAGAGGAAAACACTGGGAAGGAATTGTTTGGGTCTACTGCAAAGACAAAAAAACCCGCCCGATTAAACCCGGAGTTCAGCCTTTGGCTTATGGGGTTTCCGCAAGAGTGGGCAAACTGCGCTCCATCGGAAATGCCATCGTCCCGCAAGTTGCGGCAGAAATAATTAAGGCATATATGGAGGAAAAAAATTATGAATAAAGAAGATTATATTATGCTTGTAGTTTTAGTTCTTATGATTTTAGGAACATCTGATTTAATGATGTAATGGAGGTGATAGATGAAAGATTTATTTGAAAAACAAATATGTGTTGATTGCAATAAAAGCTGTGCTTTTGGCTCAGGAAGATTTGTAAATCGTTACTCAGTCTACAATGATGACGTTAAAGGATGGAGATGCGGTCTTTGTGTAGAAAAATTAGACTCTGAGTTAGAAAGAAGTTTAGCTACACATTGGGCATTACAAAACTGTAGCTAAACTTAATCATTATTTAATGTCGTACATCATTAGTATTATCTAAACAACCTACAAAACTATTTAACACATCAAATTGTTCAGAAATTTCTACATCTAAATTAGATTTACTATATGTATAAGCTGCTTTTAGTAAGAGCAATACTTTGTGTAAATCATCAACGGTATTACACTCGTTACT